TATACTCTATATCTTCCGTTCAATACACCAGCAAAAGTATTACCAGTATCATCTACTTGTAGATTATTAGAATTTAATGCTGGAGTATAATCCAACACGCCTGCCATTTGTAGAGCAGATGCTACGTCAGAAGATGTGATTAGGACATTACCTTTACCACGCCTTGTATCTTTAGCGATCTGGTTAGCATCTCTTTCGTTTTGGAACATTAATCCTTTGAATTTTTCAACAGACCATCTACCATTTGAATCGGTATCTAAGTCAAAAGTACCAGGTGTAGTTGTATCAACTAAAGCACCTTGCTTAGCAACGATATTAATAGTTCTGATAATTTCTCTGTTGATTTCAGCTAAGATTTCTGTAGAAAGAATATTTGCTAATTCTGTTTCAGCGTCTAGGCCATGGATAGCTCTTAAATCTTGAGCTAGTTCCATTGAGTATTCAGCTTTTAGAGCTCTTGAACCAGCTGTAACACTAACCTTCTCAATTGAGAAAGCCATTTCTGGGAAAGCAACGTTTGAGCTGTTTCCTAGAGCTTCAGCTTGGTTTGTTGACATAGCATCACCGAAGTTATAAGCACCATTAGCTGCGTTATTAGCTGCTGCTGGAACTGTTCCTACGTGCTTGTCACCAAGAGTATTAGCATTTGCTACAACTGAAGAGAATGATGTATTAGCTTCGTTATAGAATGCTTCTGTTGCTGAATTAGCCATAGATGAGTACTTGCTTCTCATTGCAAAAATAAGACCTGTAGGTCCAGACATAGGCTGAACTCCACACATATCATATGCAACAAGGTTAGGCATTGCTCTTCTAACTAATGAAATTAAGACTGGGTCATAGTTCTGTACACCGTCACCGAAACCTGCGGTTCCAGTAGCGTTAACAGGTGTATGAGTTCCTGCCTCACTAAGTAAAAGAGATTGGCTTGAGTAGGCTGAACCTTCTCTTAAAGCTATCTCTGTATTTTCTAAAAGTTGAGCTGTAACTGCGCGTCTATGAGAATCTCCGATCTTTGGAAGATCTTCGTGCTCAAGAATTGGCTGCCACTTCTCAACTAAATTTGTTTTAAGGTCCATTATAGTTCTCCTAATTTATTCCCTATATAACATTATTTATTTTTTTACGGTACGCGAAATTGCACCGGCATATTGTTCCATTAAAGGATCAACTGCAGCCCTTTTCTCTGCTTCCGCCTCAATTGGCTCTTCGTCAACTGATTCTGCAACTACAGCTTTAGAAGCAAAGTATTGTTCCTTGATTACTTCAAGCTTTTGCTTAAAGTCTTCAAAGTTTTCATATTCAATGCCTTCAGCAAGTGATGAAAGCTTTTCCTTTTGTGTATCAGTTAAATCTTCTGATTCCTCAGAAACTAAAGCTTTACACTCAAGGTATTCAATTTTTTCTTGAAGTTCTAAATTTGATTTTACAACTTCGTCTAACTGTGATTCTAACTCATCAGCTCTTGCTAATGCGTCAGATGCTAAGTCTAATTTGTCTTCTGGTACAGAGACGTAATTTTCTTCAAATAGTTTTTTAAGACCATTCATGAAGTTTTCTGCGATTTCTACTTTAATATCAGATTCGATTGCTACTTCATTTTCTGAAGCCCACTCTTCTGCAACATAAGAAAGATACTGATCGACTTTATCAGTCATTTGCTCAGTAAGCTCTTCTTTTGCTTCATTGAGTTTGGTTTCCATCTCTTCTTCTAATCGAACTTGTTCAGCCATTAATCTAGAATTAACAGAAGCTGTAAAAATTGTTTCTGCTTTATCTAGAAATTCTTCTGCAAGTTCTTCTCCGGCAAAGATTTCTTCAACGTCTTCTCTCATGCCTTTAGCAGAGATAGATGCCATATTTTTAGCAGAGTTGTTTGGAGCACTCTTTCCAAATATAACATCATAAGCATCGTTGACTTGGCCTTTACTGAATGAAGAAAGTTTTTGCACTACTGCACCAATCATTCCGGCTCTTGATAAGGTTGGCATAGCTTTTTCTCCACCATCCTTGTCTGCCGGTCTTTTATTGCTCTTTGTAGGAACTGGATCAGCTACCATAGAAGCATCAGCTGTAGCTTTAAATTCTTTCAGCTCTTCTGTGCTTTCTAATTCCCTTATATCTTCAGCCATGTTTGACTCCTCTATAAATTAATATTTGTAATATTTATAAAAACGCTATACTAGCGAGTCCAAAAATTTCTTAAAGAACTCAATCTTACGTTCTTGCAATTGTACAACCGATTTGTTGCCGACATTTTTAACTTCGTCTACAACCGCCATTGATTTCCAACAACCATTAGCTGCATCGTAAACCCACTCAGTCCCTTCCATAACTCCTTTTACAAAAGCATCAGGAGCGGAAGGATCAGCAACAATATCTGCTGCTGTTGCAAGCATGAAATCACCTTGAACCTCCATAACACCGTTCTTCGGTTTTAGGGATCCCATACCTCTTGAAGAAACACCTAATTGTGCTCCCTCATCCATAAGATTCTTAACGATATTGCCCATTGGTGTATCCATAATTTTGGCCTTACCAATAAAGTTATCGCCGTCCTCTTTTAGACTTGTTATCATATGGCTGACCCTATCAAGGTTAATTGTTGGACCTGCTGGGTGTCCTAACTCGCCATATGCTCTTTTTGACTCTATATTTTCTTTAATGTATCTTCCAACTTCTTTTCTCATTGTTTCCATTGGATAACATCTACCATTTCTGTTGGTAATATTTGATTGAAGAAACACACCTTCTATATAATGGTTCTTTTTATTAGTTTCTTCATTTACTTCTTTTACATATTGTACGTCGTTAAATGTCACTTCGGTTATAAGCTTCATATTAGTCTCCGAATCCTACTGGTGTAAATAATCCAGCTGATGCAAATACTTTATCAGATGGATTTTTAGAAAAGTAATGTGTACCTGCTTCTACACTCGTGTTACCTATTTGAATATCATCTGTATCAACAAGAGTAACAACTGCAGCTGCAGTGTGATAAAATTTTACTATTCTTGAATTGCTTATTGTTGAAGAGGACCCAACATTAGCAGCTGCTGCTACTTCATTACCCTTTAAGATGATTATTTTCATTCTTCTATAGCCTCGTTCGCAAAGTCAACTAAATCAATAAATGACTCTGATGACTCTAATAACCCTAAGAAGTATTCAGAATTGTCGTCGTTCAATTCTTCAAAGCAAGATAATAATGCATCAGCTGTTTCTGGATCAACCTCTAATTCCTCTCCATCATCAAATGTTACAATCATAGCTTCTTCATTTTCAGAAATAATAACTAATTGTTCAAATATATCTAATGGAAGATCTTCAGCTGCTTCTTCATACATTGCTTCTTCTTCTTCTTTTGATTTGTGTGTTGGTTTAGATTTATCTTTTTTCATACTTCTTGCATTAAGAACATCGTCGGTTCCTTTTGCAGGGTATGGACTGTCTTGAATATTGTCAGTATGTTTCTTTTTAAACTCTATTTCACCTTCAGCTTTATCTCTGCCATGATGTTTTAACTCCATCTTTTTAGCTTCTGATATTATATCTTTAAGATGTTTCATTTTTTTCCTCTTCTGGTTCTTCTTCTGAATCAGGCTCTAATGTGTCCTCAAATTCAGCTCTTAAATCTTCTTCTGGCTCAGCTTCTGGCTCAGCTTCATCAGTTTCATCTGAATCTTCTATAGCTTGTTCGATTTCATCTTCAGTTGGCTCAGCTTCTAAAACTTCATCGTCTTCTAATTCTGGCTCAGCTTTTAAAGACTGATCTCCGAACATATCTTTATGGATAGCATCACGCTTACCCATAATAATATCGTTAACACGGTTAATCATTTCGTTATCAAATGATTTTTTTAATGCTGTAGGTTTATCACCTAATGCATTTCTAACAATATCATCCACATTCACTTTGTTATAATCTACTTCATTCTCAGGCATAATATCTCCATTATATTTATTATTTAGCTGGCTTCGCTAGACGGTGTACCATCTTCTTCTGGTTGTTGATTCCAAGGAGCTTCAGGATGAGCACCACCACCTACACCAAAATCACTTTGATCTTGTTGCTCTTGTTCCATTTCTATTTGCATTTCTTCTATTTCTTGATTGTTTAATCTTAAAACATTTCTTCTCACCCAATCTTTTGAGTAATAAGTACCGACATGCTGTTCTAAATCTGTTAATATTTGAATTCTTTCTCTCATCATCTCTGAATTTTTTAACTCAGTAAAATGATTGTCTTCAACGAAATCATATTTAACATAATGAGTTAATTGATTCCATTCTTCTAAACTCATGACACCTTTTAACACCAATTGTTTCTCTAATGCTTTATTAAACAATTGACTAAATCTTAATCTTAATCTTCTTACAAACTTATTAAACTTAAGTTCGTCTCTTGATATTTCTGATGCTCTTCCTAATGTGAATCCTGCTTCAGGTTCTAATCTACTAATAGGTACATTAAGAGATCTATATAGTTTCTTTTTAAAGTATTCTATATCTTGCATCTCACCTAAATTTTGACCTCCAGGTAAAGTGGTAATTTCAGTACCTCTTCCCCCTTCTCTTCTAGGTAACCAGAAGTCTTCCATCATAGTCATAAACTTACGATCATCTCTTATTTCACCAGATGCAGCATCATAGACTAATCTATTTTTATGCTTAGTCATCATATCTCTTAGATATTGTTCTGCTTTCATTTTAGGTAAGTTACCAACATCAATATAAAATATTCTTCTCTCTGGAGCTCTACTTATTCTATAAATGACAGATGCATCTTCTAAAACTTGTAATTGATTTAATGGTTTAATTGCTTTATGCAAATGAGATAAAACCATTTTATTATACTCATCAGTTAAGCCTGATGTGTTATGCAAAATAGAATCTTTTGCAATTTTTAAACCTTGTGCACCACCTGCAACTATTGGATCAGGTGATTGGTATGCTTTACTATGGAAACCTTTATCATTATAAATGTAAAATTCTCTTTGTACTTTTACAACGGTTTGATTACCCATTCTTTCTTTTTTAGTCTCTCTGATCTTTCTAATCTTTCTAGGGTCAATATATCTTAATTCTTGAATACCCGCTTTAGGATCAGATTCATCAACTACACAATGGAAATATATTCTTCCATCTACATACCATTTTCTAAATAATTCATATCCTGTATGAGTTAAAAATAAGAGTTCGGTTACTTTCTTGAACTCTTCATGTATTTTCTTTTTAATTGAATCGGATAAAGTAGTGACATTATCTAAATTAATATCTACTACCGGTTGGGTTGGATCACTAATGATAGTCTCATTAATAATATCATCAATAGCATGCTCCACTTCTGGTTGCAATGCCATTTTTCTGTATCTAGTTACTAACTCAGCCTCATTTTTAGCCGTACCTTCTAGATCAACGTACGTGCCATACATACCACCTGATGTGGTTACATTAACTGCACCATCATCATATTGTGGAGTTACAAAAGACGGAGTTTTAGATTCAGGCTTTTCGCCCTTTCGTTTTATTTCGAAACCAAAGAATTCAGCCATGTGTTATTTCTCCATAATAAAAAATAGGCGGACGGTAATTCGTCCGCCTTTGTCAAAATATTTAGGTACCCGCGTTACCAGTGACACCACTAACTGTCCAGTAATCGTATTGGAAAGATACATCAAATTGAGCAATTTCGTCTACTGATTCCCAAGATAAAGGCATTTCTGTTATATCTGTTGGGAATAAGCCTACAAACTTATACTCTCTTATAGCTACTCCAGTTTTACTAAACTGAGTTACTGTTGCGTCTCTCTTATACTCTGAAGGACTAGCTGCACCAAACTCTCTTAAGTTTGCTACGTGGCTGTTAATAGCATGTGACCATTCTTCCATTGCATTTCTGATAAGAAAATCTTCATCATTAATTACAGTAATAGGCCAGGGAGCAAAAGTCCTGTTACCTGCAATCTTAAATTTTCTTCCGTAATATGGAACTTCAATTAAGCCCAATGTTGATGCTGGAAGTTGTGTGGCTTTGATCATGAAAGGAGCTTTTAAATCTCCTGCACTATTGACAGGGTTACTTAGTCTAACCTGGAATAATGATGGACGTGATCCGCCAAGTACTAATTGCGATCTAATTTCATTAATATTAAATGCCATTTCTTACTCCTTAAAATTTACCAACTACTTCACTAAACTCTACACCTGATCTAACAGCTACAAAGTTAAGTTGAATAAAGTTAATAGATCTTGCTGGTTTAACATAAATGTCACCAACAAATTCGTTTCTGTCAATTACTTCGCCAGTATTGTTACTTTCGTCACAAACTACTCTAAAGTCGTATATACCTCTTCTACCTTGGATATCTCTCAAGAATGGCTCTACTAAATTCACGAACTGAGCTCTTGTAAACTCATCGTTAAATTCAAATAGAGTGAACTTAGCAGCTGTGCTAATTGCTTTCTCTAGAATAATGAATAAACGTCTTACATTAATTCTATCAAATGCACTTGGCTTAGCTAATAAGGTTTTATCACCAAATAGAACAGTACCCTGACCTGGGAATGCTACTACTGGGTTAACACCACTCTTATATAATTGATCTCTAAAAGCTAGTCTAGGATTGAATGCTAATTTAATAACATTTTTAATTTGACCTCTATTGAAACCACCTGGTGAGAAGAATGGATCTCTTTCTGAGTCTGTTCTTGCACATGCACCGGCTACGTCTCCATTTAAAGGTACGTATCTATAAACGTCATTAAACTTATCGTATTGGTATTTGTAACCACTATCTAGTACACCGTATGAAGATGATCGACATGAGTTTCTGAATGCTATCACATTATCTGTTTGAGTAGATAGTGATGTTACTCCCACTACATCAGCTCTGTCTGGAGATCCGAATGCTACGCAATCTTTTCTTACTTCACAAATATTATCTATGATGTAATTTAATAATCCTTCTCCGTTTGAACCACCTTTAGCTTTACCAACCATTAATAATGATACATCTACATCAGAAGAATCTGAGAATAGATCGTAACCTACTGCTATATCTCCTAAAGAAATATCACTTTCATTATTACCGTTTAAACCACCTGCAAAGGTATATCTATATGGTAATGCTGTTGATAATGCTGATACTGCTGAACCTAATCCAGTATATGAACCAGCTGGGTTATTAACAAAATAAATCCAGTTTGATAAGTTATTTATTCTGTCGTTAAAATATATTGATTCTCCTGATTCATTTTTAGCGTCGGTAGCTCTTGATAATGCTTCCCATGTTTCTAAAATTGTATCTGGAGTACCTGTAATATCTCCATCTTCATCTACTACAACAACGTGAAGTTCATCACCAGCTCCGCCTTTACCTAATACGAAATCAGATGTGCCAGGTGCTGCATCAAAGCTGTCTGAATATTTCCAGAATCTTTGAAGTGTGTCTGTAGAGAAATCAGTAGATAAAGTATATCTACTATGGAATTGTATTTGTCTTGTTACTGTGGAAATACTACTGTTAACAGAAGCTGAGTCTGAAGTATTTGCTGCAATTGATTTAATTGATAATTTTAACTCACCGATAGATGAATTACCAACTTTAATTAAATCGCCTAATTTAAGATCTGCTACTATAGCGTCTAATGCGTCTGTAAGTTGTGAATTAGTAACACCAGATGATGAACCTGTTACTTGTAATGTAGCATTTGCGCTTCCTACTGTAAAAGATATTTTGGTGTTAGCAGATGATGTATCAATATTTGAATCATTAGATGATCCTCCACCATGTGCTATAACAACA